CCCACGCGCGAGTTTTTCCCAACTTTCTGATTTTGAGTTATCACTATGGGCGCTAGAGGATTCCAACCACGACCGGACAGCAAGCGCGGTGCCGTCGCCAACGGCGGCGTCATCCCCGAGCCGATCCAGGAAGACATCACGCCGCCAGTCTGGTGTAAATCAGACCGGCTGAAGCTCTTCCAAAAGCTCGTAGCCGAAAACCGCGCCGCGGGCGTGGCTATCCGCCAGGTGGACGCCGACCAATACGCCGAACTGGCAGACGCCATGATCGAGCGGCGGAACGAAACCGACGGCCGCACGAAACTGGCATGGGGCAGGCAGATCGACGAACTACGCAGCCAGCTCAACATCGGGCCGCGCAACCGGCAACGGGCCGGAATCAAGGACACTCGCAGGCCGACGGCCATCAACCCGACGCTGGCGATTATTGCAAGGGCGAAAGGCCTGTAGAAGCACTGCCGAGACGGCGGGCGGAGAATAGCGTGCCGAAAAGAATCGATTTGACCGGCCAGCGGTTTGGGCGGCTGGTGGTGGTTGGTTTTCTCCGCCCCGCCAGTGGCTATTCGTTCTGGCAGTGCCAATGTGAGTGCGGGGCGACTGTTGAGCGAACATCGGCGGCCTTGAAGAGTAAAAATACCTCTTCATGCGGGTGCGGCAAAAATAAACATCTTGACGATTTAACGGGAGCAATATTTGGCCGACTGACTGTGATTGGAAGATGCAAGTCGGAAATCAAAAGCAAGCGCTCGTGGGAGTGCTATTGCCAGTGCGGCAATAAGACCATCGTGCAAACCGCTCCACTGAAAAGCGGAAATACAACATCTTGCGGTTGCTGGGGTAAAGAGAGATGTAGGCTGCCAAGGATTGCAAGCTGGCGCGACTCCAGCCCGGTTTTATCTGGAGACGGGTATATCTCCAGGAGGGACCCACGAAGAAAGCGCAGAGTGGCCGAGCACCGCCTTGTCTGGGAAGAAGCCAACAAGCGCCCTCTCCAGCCGTTTGAAGAAGTCCACCACAAAAACGGCATCCGCACCGACAACCGGCCTGAAAACCTGGAGTTGAAAGTCAAGCCGCACGGCGCCGGACAACTCCCCGAAGACCTCATCAGGGCGACGACGCCGGAAGAAATGGAAGTAGTGTTCAAGCTCGCGCAGGCTTACGCAAGCGTCATCGGCGCACAAGTGGTATGGAATCCTCCTATTTCGACGCCGAAGCCGTAAACACCGCCTGCGCCTTCGCCGAAACGCTGACGCTCACGAAGTCCACTAAGAGCCGGCGCCCGGAGCCGCTGGTACTCCTCCCGCACAGCAAAAAGCTGGTAGCCAACATCTTCGGCTGGAAGCGGGCTGATGCATCGCGGCTGATCCGCAAAGTCTTTGCCTCATTCGGCCGCAAGCAGGCCAAGACACAGACGGCCGCCATCATCGCGCTGATCGTGTTTTTTTTGGACCCGGAGCCCGAGCAGGAGCTCTACATGGCCGCGACCGACGCACCGCAAGCGTCGATCTGCTTCGAGGCCATCTGGTCGATGATTCGCACGAACCCAGCGCTGCTAGAGTTGGTCGAACCGACGCTCTCGCAGAAAAAGATAGTCCACCGGGAAACCGGCTCGATCATCCGCGCTCTGTCCGCCGACGGTAAAGGGAAGCATGGCTACAACCCCTCGCTCGTTGTTTTTGACGAGTTGCACGCCTGGGGGCCAGCCGAGCAGGAACTACTGGCCGCGCTCACCACCGGCAGTATGTCGCGCCGGGAGCCGCTGGAAATCATCATCACGACGGCCGGAAGTAGCCAAGAGACAATCTGCTACCGCGAATACGAATACGCGCGCCGGGTGCTATCTGGCGAGGTCACGGACCCATCCTACCTGCCGCTGATCTACGAAGTCCCAAAAGACGCCGATTGGACTGATAAAAAACTCTGGCCGCTGGCGTTGCCGCTCCTCGAAACCGGACACCAGAAGATCGAAGAGTACGAGCGGAAGTTTGACGAGGCCATGGCCCGCCCGGACCTGCAAAACCAGTTCCGGCGCCTGTACCTGAACCAGTGGACCTCCGCAGAAACCCAATGGATTCCGATCCACGAATGGGACGCCTGCGCATCACAAACGCCGATTGACTGGGTGGAACTTCGACGGTATCCCTGCTACGGCGGGCTCGATCTCGCCGCGGTCCACGATCTCACGGCCTTCGCGCTGTGCTGGCCGGTGGGCGAAAAAGTCTATTACAAAGTCTGGGCATACCTGCCAGGTGAGCGTATCGAGGACCGGAGCAAACGCGACGGCGTGCCCTACGCACAGTGGGCGGCTGACGGCCATATTCGGCTTACGCCGGGAACTACAACAGACTGGCGCTATGTCACCGCACACATCAAAGAACTGGCCGATGAGTACGACATCAAGGCCATAGCGTTTGATCGCTACGGGGCGCGCGACACCGCCCGCGAATTGCAAGACGCTGGACTAGACGTGATCGACTTTGGGCAGGGCTACCAGTCAATGAGTCCAGCGTGCCGGCGGTTTGAAAAGCTGGTCTACGACCGGGCCGCCGTACATGAAGGATCGCCGCTAGTCCGCTGGTCCGTTGACTGTACGCAGATCACGCAGGCGCCGGGCGACCTCATCAAGCCGGTGAAGCCGGAGCGCATGAAGAATTCAAAGCGAATCGACCCGGTGATTGCCATTGCGATGGCAACCGGGATTGCGATTATCACCACAGACAAAAAATCCATCTGGGAAACGAGAGGAGCGCCAGTTTGAACACATTCGGGAAACTACTAGTGAAGCTGGGCGCTACTCCTCCGCCTGATAATGAGTTTTGGTATCAGCCTGTAAATGCCCATTATGGCTCATTTCTTGCGCAGTACGCGAGCGGCGACACGGCTTTACGTATCTCCGCGGTGTCCGCTTGCGTCTCTCTGCGGTCTGAAACCATCGCCTCTCTGCCCTGTCAGGTCTTCAAGCGCACGAAGGACGGGCGCGAGGCCGACCGCAACCACCCGCTCTACCACATCCTGCACGACTCGCCAAATGAGGATATGAGCGCGTTTGAGTTTTGGCAGACATGCGAGCAGGATCTCTGCATTGACGGCAATTTCTACGCTCGCATCCAGACCGATGGGCGCAATGATGTTTCCGGGCTGTATCCGCTAGACCCGTCCAAGATGGACGTGCAGCGGGATAAGCAGACCGGCATCCTTGTCTACCTCTACAAAGACGGGCCGACCATCACGCCGTATCTGCGCGATGAAATCCTGCATATCCCCGGTCGTGGCTACGATGGCGTGAAGCGCCTGAAAGGCATGTCGCCGATTGCGTACATGGCGCAGGACATCGCTATTGCTGGATTTCAGGAAGGCTACGCAGAGCAGTATTTCCGCAATAATGCCACCCCGCGCGCCTATATCTCGCACCCAAACCTGCTATCAGACAAAGCGCGGCAAGGCATCCTCGACTACATGATGGACAAGTTCGGCGGCGTCCGCAATTCCGGCAAGTTGGGAATTTTGGAAGAGGGGATGGAGATTAAGACCGTCCCCATCAACCATACTGACATGCAGTTTATCGAAGGCCGTAAGCTGTCTGTGGAGGCTATCGCCCGCGGCTACCGCGTCCCTCCGCACAAGATCGGCGAATTGACCCGCTCGACCAATAACAACATTGAACACCAGGGCATCGAGTGGAAGACGGACACAATTGGACCGGAGTGCAAGCGCATTGAAAGCCGTTGCAATATGCAACTTCTTGGGCCGCGCGAAGGTAGCCGGTACTTCGTGGAGTTCAATCTTGACGCGCTGATGCGTGGCGATAGCGCGGCGCGCGCTGCGTTCTACTCCTCGCTGCGCAACATCGGCGCGCTGAACGCGAACGAGATACGGCAGTTTGAAAACTTGAACGACTACCCGGGCGGCGAAGTGTACATGGTGCAGGGCGCGATGATCCCCGTGGCAATGGCCGGTCAACAGCAACAGCAGAAGGCGGTGGCGCAGTGAAAACGACATTCATTCTAGGCGGGCAAGTCCTAGCCGAAAGTGCCGACGCGAAAGCACCGCGCGAAATCATGTTCTACGCTGGCACGCCCGTGCTGCGCACTGATGGCCGGAAGATGTTTCACCTCTCGTTTTCCATGGAGCCGGGCGCGGTGGATCTTTCTCTCCTAAATAGCGGCCGGGCTCCGTTCGTAGTGGATCACGTCGAAGACATCGACCACACTTTAGGCGTCATCGAGCGCGCCGAAATCAAAGGAGCCGGTCGGGCTTTCGTCCGCTTCTCAGACCGACAGGAGATGGCCGGGCTCATCGGCGACATCAAAAGCGGCGTGCTGGCCAACGTCTCCATGGGCGCGCGAATCACCGGTGAACTCGTAAAGGCCGAACCGGTCGAGACTGGCATTCCGCACCTTCGC